CGAAACAAACAAAACTATTAATCTTATCAATCGAACAACAGCAACAACTTGGTAACATTGAATCAAAGGTACAGTGTTCGGTAGCTTATTAGTCAGTATGTCTGTGGGATTTAATATAATCAGTGTATCTGATAAAAAGAAATTTGTTATTAAAAACCTCACAGAGGGTAAAAAACCGGTATATCCGTCAACTTGGTTTACTGCAAATCCAGGTAAGCCTACTTGCATTGTTCCTAAGATTAATACAGACTTAAGAATTATAAGGGAACATTTGAAGAACTGTGTGGATAATAATGAAAAGGTCAATTTCAACATAGCAATGAAATATATGGTTGAGACGATGAAAAGAGTAGAAGAAACTAACATGAAGCATTGGGCATCATATTCCGTGGATATAGCCCCAGAGGGAGCCAAGATATCACCCTTATCTTTAATAGAGATTAAAGAAGGAGCTGAATCTCATCAAGATATCCAAGCTGGATCCGGTCTCGATCCTGATGATGCATTAGACAAATGGTTGATGATATGGTTGTTATCTGTCTATCGAGTAGATAAAACTAATGATGTCAACTATCGTAAACACATCTGTGAACTTATAGAAAAACAAATGGCCTTAACTGGGGTTCCATCGGATAATGTGAGCGTGGAGTCAATTGCCACAAAACATGCAAGTTGGACCGCCGATCAATCTTTTAGGGTCCTTGTTGCAGCTATTGATATGTTTTTCTTCCGATTCGAGAAAAACATTTGGGCTCCCCTTAGAGTCAGCACGACTAGCTCTCGATTCCGAGACTGTGCTGCCTTAGTTTCATACGGCATGATTGCCGGAGTAATGGGTTTAGAGAAACAGGGAGAGCTGGCTCTTTGGATGTTTACCCCATCTCTTGCAGAGGAGTTGAAACAAATGTTTTCCACTGATGAGGAATTTGATATGGAGGATTCCTATTTCCCTTATCAAATGGATTTTGGATTAACTCCTCGAAGCCCTTACTCGTCCCGGATGAACCCCTGTATATACTTTTTCGCCCATGTAATAGGGGTACTTCAGGGGGAGAAACGCAGTCAAAATGCCAGAATGACCATTCAAAAAGATGTAATCGGCGTCCTCCACAATGCTCGTTTGGTGGGATATGTATTTATGAGTAGAGCCGGAAGGGCCATTCAATTCCTCCCAGATGATGCACATGCTGCAGCAATGTTGAATCAAGATCAGATAATGGACAATCTATCTGAAGAATTAAGCGTTGATATTGAACCGTCAAATCGATCCCCTATAGATTGGTTTACTTATTATGACAACTTAGATGGGAAACCGAATCCTCAGATGATCTCTGTTTTTAGATCTGTCATGGCAACTCTCATCAATCAAAGACCTGACACCATTGGGGAATTTTTGAGAACAAACCTATATAGATAAACTTCAACACCAATAACATGAAAAAAATGGAGACTCCTAAGAGTCAAACTCGTCGTCGAACAACGAAAGCCCGCATGTGCAACAAAGATGTCTGCGATATGCTCAACAGCCGAGGAGGGAACTTAATCAAAGCAGTGGAGAATACATTAATCAGAGATGAGGAAATTATGGATGAGGGTGAAGCACCATCTACATCCAAAGGGAATCCAAATTCCACTTCGGATCCCAGCGAAATCCCATTGGACGTTTTGGAGGTTGGAAAGGAACTTTTAAATATTGCCGAACGAGAAGGTGAGTCAGATATGGAGTGTGAAGAGGTTCTATGTGTTAGTGAAGTAAATGGAAAGGTGAGCTATAATGTTCCTCCAGAGAAGAACTGGACCTCTGAACAAGTCAAGGCATTTGCCGATCAATTTGTTGAAATAATTGACCGAATGAAGGAAAGTCAAATTAAAGATCCTCAAACTTCGACAAAGGAATCGCCTGAGTCCAAAAAGCCTAAAATGGTAGTTCCTACCTCTCCTCTGCATGCAATGGTCTTGAATAAACTGTCTGAGGGGGTCACCCTAAAGCCCCTTAAAATCGGACTAAAATCCATTCGGGTGACACTAGAAAACTTAGGAGTTAGCTATCAGGAGGCAGAGGATATGATGAAACATTTGGATGATGTGAATGTAATATCTTTGATAAAGCATATAAAATTGTCTAAGGGGCAAAACGGTAGGTTCTTAGGTAATTACAGAGAATAATCAGATCCTTAAACAATATTTGCATGAAAAAAAGCAACACTTCATTATGAACTCCATAATTATAATCCTCTTAATTTGTGTATTAAGTGCTAGGGCAAGGATTCTAGAGATTGAATGTAGCTCAGCGAATGCAACTTCGGAAGATCCTTATGATGTCCTGTCGACAGAGTATCATGGCTGGATAAAATTAAACGATCCGTTTTATGTAGAGCAGACTATTAATATCCATGCAGTGTACAACACCACACATAATCTTACTTACACACAGACATGTGAGACAAACGATAAAGACTTTCAAACGCCAGGTTTTATAGATCCAGGAAAACTCCAAGAAATACATAGGAAGGTAGTCACCAAAATCAGTGGATTTCTCGTCTCAACAATAGACAACGTTATTCCCGGAAAAGGGAAAATCAACGAAGAAGACTCTGCAGAAGATGAGGTGACTCCGAACTTGCTTTTTGACTTCATTCCATTGACGACAACAACCACCACAACCACCCCTCGGCCAAAACGAACGCTCGAAGCTAAGGTCACGGTTAGAAATTGGCATAGGATGAAGCAAGTCTTCCCAGATATTCGTCGAGATCTTGCATTAGTAGAGGACGAAGACGAAATGCCTGAGGCTTATGTTCCTCCAAAAAGAAAGAGTTATACTAGATATGTGAAAGCTAGGTTAGCTTCCTTAGTGAAATCCAATCATCCTTTGAGAAAGCCTACAGACAGAGAAGCGAAGAAGGACATTTTGAGGGCTAGAATCTTTAAGTTAGAGAGGCAAAGGGACCAGGTTGCGTTGCTTTTTTCTATCCAAATATTATATGCTGTCAAGGAACCCTCTCCTCTTTGTCAAAAGTTGAAGAGTGTTAGGGCCGCCATCAAATGTTTTGCTCACCACTACGATGAATTAATGGAATCTCCCGATTATCATAACACAGCACATTACTTCCATGAGCTAACTAATTTAGAGGCCAAGATCGCAGCGGAGTCGAAATTATTTTACATTTACTCGGATGAACCGACTGACATAATGACATGAAAAAAACCAACACTGTGTACCATCGAGTATTAACATCACAACAGCCATGAACTTTAATAACTTTTTATCGTCCTTCGGAAAATTGAAAAGTTCCCCCGAGAGGAACCAGTCGGCGGTGGAACTGTACGGAGCGAGTGCACCTTTTGAGAGCATTTCCAACTCTCTAAACGTATTCGACTATACAGAGGAAGACTACAATCCTCTCCCTGAATCTGTTCCGGATGTCTCCAAAACCTGGAGTGTCGTTGGAAGGATGGAATATATAACCAACAGAAAGGTAAGCTCTTGGGAAGATGTCTTAGAGGACCTCGACGTGATCCTTGACGAGTACCGAGGATCCGTTTTATACCGAGAAGTATTTATAATATTCTATTACCTCATGGGGACTCATTTAAGACCAGTGCAATCTCCTGGCGGAGGTCTAAAGAAGTTCCGGATAGAGATGGAGGCGAGAGTTAATCTCGTCCACGGCTTCAAATTGGATAATGAGAAAGAAAAACAGATTAATTGGGTTCACGATTCGATGAAAAACATCCGAAAATGCAGAATTACATACATGTGTTCTCTCAAAGACACCAATAGAAAAGGTATGCCTTTTAAGACCATGTATCTGTATCCATCTCTAGAGGGAACTCCTACTCCTGATTTAAAGACAATATTGGCTCCTCACAAAATTTACTATGAAGACATTGGCGACAATTATAGATTCTATAAATAAGATCAAAATTGTATAAAATTTCCATATCTAACTCATCTATTGTACTAATCGTCATGAAAAAAATCAACACTTTTACAAACCAAAGATAAAAAATGCGTGCAATATTTTATATGTCTTGTGTCGTCTTTATGGTGGTGGTTTTTGGGGACATAATATATCCAGTTGATTTTAGTCACCAATTGCTGCCAGTAGTACCTGACAATGTGCTGTGCCCTGTAGGACATTTGCATAGCTATCCGGAGGCCAGAAATCAGTATAAAATTGCGTACTCTAGGCTATCCGGATTCGGGGAATTTAAGATAAAAGGGAAATTATGTCACAAGTTCATCCTGACCACAATCTGTGATGAAGATATTTTGTGGTCCAAGTCGATAACCTATACTATTCAGAATGCCAGAATAGATTCGTCGGAGTGTTTTATTGCAATTAGGAAAGCAGGGGAAGTGTTGGAGACTATAGTGGAGCATCCTCCTCCATCTTGTTCGTGGGCTCAAACTGTTTCGGTAAGTAAAGAATTTATACAGGTCAAAGATCATCCTGTTAGCTATGACCCCTATAGCGGAAATTTGATTGATGGTATCTTCCCAGATGGAAAGACAGAGGAGACTCATCATGAAACAATATACGACTCAGGCTATTGGGCAGCGTCTGAAGATATTGACTCAGATAAATTTACACAAATGGAACACGGATACGGAGTGTTGTACTTTCCAGATAATTGGGATCCAAGAGACCTGATAATCCCAGAAGCTAGGTTTTGGTCAGAGCGTTTTAGGGAGAGAGACTTTGTGGGGGCCTGTAGGCTAAAGTTCCGCAGGACTGATGGAATCAGATTTCGAAATGGAGAATGGTTTGCTTTCAACTTCATAGAAGAAGCCCACAAATCTTATTTCATCTGGTGGAGTCGATTAGATGTCTGCAGGGGGGAAGACTTGAAGCTGAAGATTGCGGATCCTTATGAAAGTGAACACCACACCGTGGAATCATTGGCTGCTCTAATGTTTTACGATAGATGCCAATCATCTGTGAGCAAGCTTCGGAACAATATGGCTCTGACTCCATTAGATGTATCTTACTTAGCTCAAACTTACCCGGGAGTCGGGCCCGCTTACATCATCTCCGAATCAGGACTAAAGACTTTCATGACTCAATATGAGTTAATAAAGAAATCCGTTGTATATGAGAGGGGAGTGATAGGCACAACATCTGCCAACAAGGAAGTGCGATTTACAAATTGGACAGAAAGATCTAATATGACACACGGTCCAAACGGGTTAGTTTTAAAGGGGAATAAACTCATCTTCCCCGCTTTCGCAGAAATGAGATCACAAATAGAAACGGAGTTGACGCAGGAAATCTCCCTTGAAGAGCTTCATAGGTCTGAAATGATCAATGGAACTCACCGGATCCTGACTTCCTTTGATATCATCCACAGAAACCCTGACCAAATGGATGTGGTCCATGTCGTTGAAACAGGTATTAAATCAGCTAAAAAGTGGGCTGGGGCGGTAGGCACTAAAATCATTACTTACATAATCGGTTGCATATCCATTTTGTGTATAACCTATCTCGTGGGAATACTGATTCAAAGATACTATCGGTCAAGGTCCCCACGCAGCGATTCTCCGAACTTAATCCCGATGTCCAGTTTCCATACGGAGAGGAACTCACCAAATCCGAATATATGGTTTCATTAGAGATCAAATCATATTTTATCCATTTACTTAACAGCAGACACATGAAAAAAATCAACAATCTCTTAAAATCAATTGATATCAAATTATCTGTGAAGATGTCTTTTTCTGAACTTCTTAATGAGGACCACTTGTGGAACAATGATTCCAATGAATCTATCTCTTTTGATGATATAGATGAATATGATGTAGATCCTGATGCTTGTATGGTCAATTTACCTAAAATGGAGCATTTAAACAATGTGGATTACTCTTTAAATTCCCCGTTGACTATCGATGAAACAGTTGAATTTCTTGATTTTTGCCGGAATGGTAGGGCTGGGAAAAGGTGGAACCTTAAGCGGTGGGAGGTGCGAAAAGAGATCATGCAGCCTTTTTTGCAGAAATATAGATACAGCGATCCTGGAAAAAATCACCAGTGGGTGGGTTCAATTGGATCCATACAGCGACCCAATTTACAGAGGGCGAAGGAGTTTTTGGAAACCGTGAATAAAGATGCATCTGAAACTGCAGAAGTTGTTGTCGCTTTCTTGAGAGCGTGGCTAAAGAAAGATTTCCAATATATACACAAAAATCGAGTATCTGATGATATCACTAAATGGTGTCAGTTCTTCCTCGAATTCCACCAGGTGACGTTAATCCTGAATTCCTGTTCAAAAGAGGAAATGAAGCACCTGACAGAGAAGGGAAATGGGAAACTTTTGAATGGGAAAGGAAATGCCATCGGAGCCCTGATTCAAACCCCAAATTTTGGATCAATCGTTATATCTGAAGGGTTCTGTTTCTTTCTTCATCAGGGTATAATCGCAGACAGAAACTTAGTTCTGATGGTCAAAGATCTCTGTGCTGCCCGATTTCATTCCCTCTTTAGTCTATGCAACCGGCATGATAACCTGTTTCCTGACGGCGCATGGACTCTGCTCAATCAGTTCTACTCTGAGGGAGACAAAATTCTCAGAAGTAACGGCAACGAGGCTTTCAATGTGATTAAATTAATAGAGCCTGCTTGTAATCTACGTATGACTCAATTGGCTAGATGGCATAGACCTTTGATCCCCGAGTTTGAGGATTTCGGTATTCATGTGAGGAAATCCATAACAGAGGTATGTGAAAAACTGCGCGTAAGGGGTGATCTGTTCAAACTGATAGACCGGTGTGAGCATGTAGAAATGGTTTTGACTATGTATGGAGCATTCCGTCACTGGGGTCATCCATACATAGACTACCTGAATGGACTGAAATTGCTCCACCATCAAGTTAATTGCGACAAAGAAATAGATGAAGAATACGCAAATAAATTGGCAAGTGACCTCGCATACATAGTGCTGTCTGATCAGTTTAAAAAGAAGAAGACATGGATGGTTGATATCAGCAAAGTGGACAAGAATAATCTCCTATATCCTTTTATTCAACAAAACACCTGGCCGACTCCTGCTTTAATAGACGATTTCGGAGATCACTGGCATGAGCTACCTTTGATCAAGTGTTTTGAAATTCCGGACATGTTTGATCCTTCGACGCTGTATGCAGATAAAAGTCATTCCATGAACAAAGATGAGGTTATTGATTTCATGAAGAAGAATCCAGATCGTCCTATTCCATCAAAAAAGGTATTATATACTCTTCTTATGAAGCCCGCGCGAAATTGGCCAGCCTTTCTGAAACAAATAGATGAGGAGGGGCTGGATCTCAATGCTCTGATTATCGGGTTGAAAGAGAAGGAGAGAGAGATCAAAATTAACGGTCGTTTTTTCTCTCTGATGTCATGGGATTTGAGAGATTACTTTGTGATAACTGAATATCTAATCAAGACACATTTTGTCCCTCTTTTCTATGGTCTAACTATGGCCGATGATATGACGACCGTTGTGAGGAAGATGATGGAGAATACTAGCGGTCAGGGCTCTGATGATTATGAACACATCGGAATTGCAAACCACCTTGATTACGAAAAATGGAACAACCATCAGAGATATCAGTCCACTGAGCCGGTATTTACGGTGATGGGAAAGTTTTTGGGTTATCCTAATTTGATTGCCAGGACCCATGAGTTCTTTGAAAAGAGTTTTATCTATCACGGAGGCAGAGCAGATTTAATGAAAGTTGTTAATGGATCGATTGTAAATAAGGACCCTGAAAGGATGGTTTGTTGGCAGGGTCAAAAAGGTGGGCTAGAAGGACTGAGACAGAAAGGGTGGAGTATCCTGAACTTGCTGGTGATAAGAAGAGAAGGTCAAGATAGAAATACAAAAATTCGCTGCCTCGCCCAAGGAGATAATCAGGTCATATGCACACAATACAAATTACAAAAGTATAGGACAGATGAGGAGTTACAAGACAATATCAAGAACATTGTCTCAAACAATCAATATATATTGAAAAGAATTGAAGAAGGCACCAAGAAGATCGGCTTAAGGATCAACCAAGACGAAACGATGCAGAGTGCGGACTATCTCAATTATGGTAAAGTTCCCATTTTCCGAGGAAATATGAGAAATTTAGAGATAAAAAGGTGGGCTAGGGTCACATGTGTTACCAACGATCAAGTCCCTACCTTAGCAAACACAATGTCAACTGTGTCAACAAATGCACTAACTGTCGCACATTACTCGGCGAGTCCAATAAATGCTATATTTCATCTGAATTTTCTCTCCAACTTTGCAAGACGATTGATAGAAGATCACAATCCCGCTATTAGAGCCTCAGTACGTGAAAAGCTCAAGGATCCAGAGAAGTTAGAAACAAGAGAGCATAAAGTGGTGACTGCTTATTTGGATCCTTCACTGGGAGGAGTTTGTGGAACATCTCTTACTCGTTTTCTAATTCGACAATTCCCGGATCCCGTTACTGAGAGCTTATCTTTCCTCAAAATGGTTTATATAGGCACCACAAAACTCTGGCTGAGACGACTCATTTGCGAGATGGGTGATATATCGGTGACTCCCGCCAAGCTAGCCGATAAGAAAAAACTAATAGAGAATCCTCTTTCACTAAATATACCAAGGGGAATAGATATTTTAACAATGATTAAAAACAAGATCAAAGAAAAACTACTAGATGAAAGGGGGAAAGTAAAAAATGGATTAATCAGAGGAGCCCTAGATTACCACAAGCGAGAAGAAGACAGCTTATATGCATTTCTTTTCTCCATTAGCCCTTTATTCCCCAGGTTCATCAGCGAGTACAAATCTGCAACTTTTCTTGGAATAACAGAATCATTGATAGAGCTGTTCCAAAACTCCAGAACTATAAGAAATGTGTTTTCTAAGTACTTATCAAGGGAGCTCGACTTTATTATGGTTCGGAGTGAGGTAATATCTTATGCAGTCTTGTTGAAATATGGATCTACTCATTATATAAAGCCCATGTGGAAATGTTCAGCCACATATGCAGATGTTTTAAGAAAAGCCTCTTGGGGACAGAAAGTTCTAGGAGCTACAGTTCCTCACCCTGCTGAGTTCCTATCCGTTACAAAGATTCAATCCGGAAAATGCTCTCAATGTGAAAAACCTGGTGAGGAAGCACTCTATGTTGGATTGATTATTCCTGATGGATTAAGTGATTATTGGAGAGTGAGAGGCCCTTATGCAGCCTATCTAGGATCATCAACAAACGAATCCACTAGTATCCTTCGACCTTGGGAAAAAGAGACCAACATTCCCATGCTTACAAGGGCCTCTAACCTAAGAAAATCGATAGGTTGGTTTGTGTCTCCAGAGTCTAACTTGGCAGAATCTATTTATCAGAATCTTCATGCCCTGACCGGAGAGGATTGGGATAGAGTATCGGCGAATTTTAAAAGAACGGGGTCTGCACTTCACAGATTCAGATGCTCCAGACAAAGTTCAGGAGGATATGCCGCACAGAGTCCGGTTAAACTAACTCGCATATCTACAACCACCAGCACCTTACAAGACTTGGGCGATCAGAACTACGACTTTATGTTTCAAACATGTATTCTATATGCGCAGATGACAGCAGGAGAGTTGCACGATGGAGATCCGCATTATGGAGGATATCACTTTCATTTTGCTTGCCGAGAATGTTTAAGACCAATAGAGGAGCCGATGTTGGATACTGATTCAACTTATAAACATAAAGATATCCATTCTCTCCTCAATAAGTGGAAACCCGTGGACTCAGTGTGGTTTACATCCAGGATGGTTCCTGAATTAAATGAAGGGGATTGGTCAGCTGTACCTCCCAATGAAAAATCGTTCCATATTGGGAGGGCAGAAGGATTTCTGTTCGGGGAAAAGTTGACAACCGGCCGATCAACTGCTGTAGAGGGAACCCTTTTCCCGCTGACCTTGTCTAAAAAAGTCAATCCGATACTCTACTGCGATGGCCTGCTAGACGGATTGCTTAGAGCGTCCTCCCTCAATGTCATCTTTCGATATTCTGTCCATGAGTTAAAAAATCCTAAGGCTGCCCTAATCGGGGGTGTTCTATTCTTGGTATCAAAAATTTCTGAGGACCTGGCATTGCAAAATTTATGGAGAGAGGAAAGGTTTTTGCTTTTGTTCATGAGCATTCCTCATAGGACACCGCCTTCTTATCCACTCAAGGGGAAAGACCTAGGAAGTTTAGGTCGAAATTATCTAGAGCATCGATTACTGAGACTGGCATCTGTTTGGATCAGAACCACGAGTGATAAATCAATCGTATGGCTATTTTCAGATATGGGAGACTTGAGGTCGGCTGGCCTATTGGGTTTATCAACTCAGTTAGTCCGGGTCTTATATACCAACCATTTGACAGAACAGACTAAAAACCAAATACGAGAGAGGATAGGTTTGATCGTAGCATTGAGAACTGAGTCCGAACTTACAGAAGATCAACTGAAATGTGTTTTAAATGGAGTTGTCACGACAGATAGTGAGGTCCGGCATGCAGCAAAGGATATGATGAAGTATGTAGCAGCCCCTCCTCAATTACCGAAAGGAGAAAATTGGGGATCAGAGTTAGCCTGCGATGTCTATTGTACAGACGTACCTTATTCTCCTGTTGCCAAAACACCGACTCAAGAGCTTTCAATTCCTCGGAAGCAAAACCCACTAATATCCGGATTGCAGTTGTTTCAATGCGCAACCGGATCGCATTACAAACTTCGGTCGATTTTAATCTGTTTGAACATCCAAATCCGAGATGCCTTGTGCGGCGGTGACGGTTCAGGGGGGATCGGATCAATGGTATTGAGGATGTCTCCTAGAAGTCGGTTGATTTTCAATAGCCTACTGGATTTATCCGGAGTTAATCTCCGAGGGTCCAATCCTGCTCCCCCCTCTGCAATCAATATGGTAGGAGAAGTCGCAGGAAGATGTGTCAACTTGAAAACAGCATGGTTGAATCCTCATGACCTGACAGATCCTGAAACTTGGTCGTACTTCATAGAACTCAAAAAAGAATACGGTCTCCATCTCAACCTCATCATTCTAGATATGGAGGCACAAAGTGAAGAAGCAATCCTCCTCATAATCCAAAACTTGAGAAGATACATGTATCAATTGCTAGAGCCGCGCTGTGTGGTCATCTTCAAGACTTATGGAGTTTTGCTACTCAAGCCCACTGTTTCCTGTATAAACATATTGGGAAGTTTCTTCGCAAGAACCCAACTCACATTCACCGAAGTGTCCTCTTCTTCAACATCGGAAGTTTATGTGGTATTCCGAGACCTGTTAGAAGGTCAAATCACGCATATGCACCCAGATTGGGACGTGGTTGTATCCTTCGTACAGAGCCTTCCTGTATTCCAGCCGGATGCAACAGAGTTTAATAGAGCTCTGCAATTAAAGCGACACAATTTCATGAAGGGAGTGCCTTCTCGATATCAAACAGACATCCTCTTAGATCTCACAGATCTATTCCGAAATCTGGGAGTAGAGACCGGTATGTCTTACAAAATATCATCATATCTAAACGCAAAACGTTTTACGAGATCTATCGATGAGGTTATAGTCGCCCTAATAGTAGCGTGTAATTCCATAGTCTCTATAACTAGAGGATTTCCTCAAGCCCCCGTTCCCCCGTCCGATCAAGCGGTCCTGCACTTGGGCATTCTCTTCTCAGGGGTGGGATTATGGGCATCCTATGTATGTGAAGAATTTCAAACTTACTCTAATATCATCAGAGTATTAGATGGAACCTTTCCGTTCTCCTGGACCTCCGTCATGTATCAGGGGTTCCACTATCATCGCTGGTCTGTGGCTGAAAAGTTACGAGTAAAAAAATACCTCCACTTAGACTCTAAAATGGCTGCAATTGGACAAGTAATCCGAATACTTCGCAGAAGCTTCCCAGCAAATCTCGGTCCAATGAATATCAGTATTATAAATTCCGATCTCCAAACCTTTAATCGTAATCTCACGATTGAGCTTTTTGAACTTACCACCAACGCTCTAGGAGCGATGTTTTCTGACTCTCTAGCAAATCCGTCCAATAAGCCAACTCCATCCTTCTCAAGTCCGGATCTCGGTAATATCATCCCGCATTACACATCCTAAATCAATACATGAAAAAAAACGTCTAATCAGCCATGTAATTCCATAAGGCAGGTCAGCAGGAGAAAACATCTGTCTGACATATTTGATCGGCTCAATCTCCGACCGAGGAGCCTGTGTTTCGTTGGTTTAATGATCGGTTTTGGTTGTTTCGTTCTAAAGGTTTGAGGGAGTTTC